ATAGTCCATCAACAACTTCTGTTTTTATTAATTTATCAAACGGTGCGGCATATAGTGATAGAAGTTATGCCAGCGTTATTTGTTGTGGAGACCAATAATGAATAATATAATTAAGAGGAATTTAAATGGATAAGAGAATAGTTTATACAGGAGATAATGGTGTAGCCGCAGTTGTAATACCAACACCTGAGTATCTTGCTAATGGTGGTACGATTGAAGCTTTAATGGAAAAGTCTGTACCAGAAGGTGTTACTGATGCAAGCATACATAATGAAGATACGATACCTTCAAACCGTAGCTTCAGAAATGCGTGGACTACTACCAAGAGTTATTCTGTAACTGTTGACCTAGCAAAATCTAAAGACGTTGCTAGAGATAAAATTAGAGAAGCTAGAGACCCAGCGTTAGTAAAGCAAGATGTTGCTTACCAGAGAGCTGATGAAAGCGGTGATGCAGATGTTAAAGCCGCAGTCATAGCACGGAAAGTAGTATTACGTGATGCACCGTCTGATTCAAGGATAACAGATAGTGCAGATGTAGATGCTTTAGAAACTGCTATGAATACAATCGTAGATGAATGTAGTTCCTAGTGGTTGGGTAACAGTACTTACAGTATTTATCCCTATACTGTTTGCTTCTTTTATTTCTATGTGTTTATTAGTAGCATATAAGAGAGCTAACAGAGCAGACGGAAGACCTGAATTATCTTCTAGTCATATATTAATAAATCAATTAACAGTTGGTTTTGTATTAGGCTCATTAACTCAGTGGTGTCTAGGGGAGATAATATACCAAATAAGTAATGTTGCCACCAACGATATTAAGATGATGCTTCTGGCAAGTTTAAGTACAGGGATTTTATCACTTGCAATGTATCATGGGTTCAGGGGTTTCTTTAAAAAAAGAAGTCCAAGTATGTATAAATTTTTAACTGTTAAACATACACAAACAGCAGATGAGCTTGGACTATCAGGAGATTACTCAGACATGACCGTGCGTAATAGTAGTATTGGAAGCAACAGGAAAGAAGAAGAATGATTTCACATTCACAAGAGGTGATTAAAGCTATCGATTTTATTACGTATTCTTGTTCAGGAGTCGCGTGTATAATGGCATACGTAAATCACTATTCCACAATTTTTGCTATACTTATAGCTTTTTGTTCTTTAGTGGTAAGCTGGGTTTATAAACATTTAGCGTATAGAAACGAAATAAAAAAACTTAAAGCTATGTTTGGAGAAGAAAAATGATTCAGATATTTTCAATACTAGGTGGTCTTGCAAAAACCTTCTTAGAAAATAAAGCAAAAGAATCAAACGCAAAACAAGAATTAAAAATAAGAGCTATTGAATCAACAGATTCGTGGGAACAATTACAAGCACAGGCTTCACAATCCAGTTGGAAAGATGAATGGTTTGTCATAGTATTATCAATACCTATGGTATGTGCTTTCATTCCTGACTTAGTTCCTTTTATTGAAAGAGGGTTTGAAGTTTTAAATAATATGCCTTCCTACTACAAAGCATTTTTAGGTGCGGCAATAGCGGCAAGCTTTGGGTTGAAGGGTTTAGCTACTTGGAGACAATAATGAAATTACAAGACTTAAGAGATTTATTTTGGGATATAGCAGAATCATTACCATCTATCATTTATTATGTTGGATTCTTCATAATGGGGCTAGTAGTAGGTTCTTGGTAAAATTCGACCTCCTTATTTCCGTTCTAAGCGTTTTAAAATTAAAGTTAATACTAGGACATCTCGGAATTTTACGGATAATCAATAACTTAGAAAGGATTCAGTATGGCTGGAAAAGGTAGTAAACGTAGACCAGAAGATAATAAATCATATAGAAAAAATTACGATAAGACTTTTAAAAATAAAAAGGGAAAATGAGAATGACCTATGAGAAAAAATGGATATCGTAAGTTCCCGTTATGGGAAATAATTTGGAAAGACCACAGTGCAGACGCAGGGTGGGTAGAGCCAGAAGATTTAGAAGAACCCAGCATAGTCGTAAGAACTGTTGGCTGGTTAGTTAAAGAAACTGAGGAGAGATACTTCTTAGTAACATCTTTAACTTCAGACAGGGGAATGGGTGGACTCAATGAGATATTGAAGCCAACCGTAATTCAAACAAAAGTGTTAAGGAAAACATACTAATGAGCAGTTTATGTTTATTAATTATAACAATTTGTTATGCAATAACATTTGTAGATTTACTGATAAAAGGAAATTATCCTTTGGGGTTTATGTTTGGTTTTTACGGTGCTAGTTGCGTATGCCTATACTTTGTAATGATGGGAGAAAAGACATGAGTTCAGCAACGGAAAATGAAATGGGTGAACTCCATGCTGTTATGGTAAAACGATTAACAGATAAAATTAAAAGCGGAGATGCTACTGAAAGAGATTATGAATGTGCTAGAAAATTACTTTCTGATTCTGGCATTGAAGCTTCTGCAAACAATAAGAAAATCAAAACATTAGCGAAGGTTGTTGACCTTCCTTTTATGACTGAAGATGCAATTAAAAATTGAAGAACAGAAGTGGATTGAACTATCTGAGGAAGAACAAAATTATATAATATCTGATTTTAGAAACTTCCTTTTTATGACATGGAAACATCTTGGATTACCTAGCCCAACTCCTGTTCAATATGATATTGCTGAATACATTCAACATAGTAAACGAAGAACTATAGTAGAAGCATTTCGAGGGGTAGGTAAATCTTGGATTACTTCTACGTTTGTATGTTGGTTACTTCTAAAAAATCCACAGTTAAAAATTCTGGTAGTGTCTGCCGCTAAAGATAGGGCTGATGCTTTCAGCACATTCACAAAAAGATTAATGTCTGAGATGCCTGTACTGAGACATTTATGCTCTAAGCGTGGACAGAGAGATAGTAATGTAGCTTTTGATGTAGCTCCTTCTTCTCCTGACCATGCACCCAGCGTAAAGTCTGTTGGTGTTTATGGGGCTTTGGCTGGTACTCGTGCTGATTATATTATCGCTGATGACATAGAGATTCAGAATAACTCTTTAACTCAATTAATGAGAGACAGGTTAAGTGAAGCTGTTAAAGAATTTGATGCTATATTAAAACCTAATGGTTATATTAAATACTTAGGTACACCACAGACTGAGATGTCTATTTATAACGTCTTAGAAGAACGTGGTTATGAGATACGAGTTTGGTGTAGTAGGTATCCTAAATCTAAACAAAGAGCTTTATATGGTAACAGGTTAGCTCCTTTTATATGTGATAACCTAGATAAGAAAACTAAGTTAGCTAACTCTAAGTTTCATGATAAGTATGGTTCTCCGACAGACCCAGACAGGTTTGACGAGAAAGACTTATTAGAACGCGAGGCTAGTTATGGTCGTTCTGGGTTTGCACTACAGTTCATGTTGGACACTACTATTAGTGATGCCGACAGGTATCCATTGAAACTAAGCGACTTAATGATAATGGGTACTACTGTAGAGAATGCTCCTATAAAAGTTGTCTGGGGTAGCGGAGTTGACCAAATAATAAATGATATACCAAACGTAGGATTAGCTGGAGACAGACTACATAGACCTGTGTTTGTAGCTAAAGACTTTACTGAGTTTACTGGTGCGTGTATGTTCATTGACCCATCTGGTACTGGCACAGATGAGACAGCATATTGTGTAGTTAAAATGCTAAATGGCTTCTTATATGTGAGACGTAGTGGTGGATTCTTAGTTGGTTATGAAGACCATGTTTTAAAAGCATTAGCTGAGATTGCTAAAGAAGAAAAAGTTAATTTCATAGGTGTCGAAGATAACTTTGGTGATGGTATGTTCACCAAGATATTTACACCTTTCTTACATAAGATAAACTATCCAGTTACTATTGAAGGACACAAGGTTACTACCCAAAAAGAAGCTAGAATAATTAGCACCTTAGAGCCTGTAATGAACCAACACAGATTAGTTATAGATGAAGATGTAGCTAAGAATGATTTAAAAGCTACTGATGCTAAGTATCAATTATTCTATCAACTAACAAGAGTAACGAAAGAACGAGGAGCTTTAATTAAGGACGATAGGTTAGATGTTCTAGCACAAGCGGTTGCGTATTGGACAGCTCAAATGGACAAGGACGTAGACACAATCGAGGAACAACACCATAATACACTCCAAGAATTAGAACTTAAAAAGTTTGTAGAGAGTTTTGGTGGTAGACATAAAGAACCTAATTGGACTGATGCACTTTAAAGTATCCCTCTATTTATGAGAGGCATATATGAATTTCTTCACGAAGATTATCATGATTACATTCTTAGTGATTTTAAACACACATGGAGAAACACCTGAGAAGTATGAACCTAATAAAGACTATAGGTTTAGCACTCAGTTAAATCTTTGTATGTTTACAGCAGACATATCTGAAGGAACACAGATAGCTAGACAGACACACCCAGACCATACCATTGAACAAGCCATCTTTATTGTAACTCAAGTTTTACAAAAGGACAGGAGAAGCAAATGGTATATTCTTAAAATACAAACGATAATGATGGACACATGGGCAAATATGCCTGTGTCTATTACACCCAGTTCTGTTTTCTATAAGACTTATAATAAGTGTATAGAAGATAGGAAAACCACTCCTGTAGAAGTAGACTTATATTTCTAGGAGTACTCGCTTAATATAAGGAGGATATAATGACCTTTATAGATATACCTAAACTAACTAATCGTACTATTGGATTTGATAGTTTATTTAATGAATTATCCAGTATGGATTATTCTGCTCCAGCCTATCCACCTCACAATATAGTAAAGGATAAGGACGGGAAATATGTAGTAACTGTAGCTGTTGCTGGCTTTCCAAAGGACAGCTTAAAAGTAGTTGTTAAAGATTCTATCGCAACCATTTCTGGTGAAAAGGAAAAGGTTGATTCTGAGTTTGTATACAAAGGAATTGGTGCTAGAAATTTTAGATTATTTTTTAGATTATCTGAATATACTGAGGTTGAATCCGCAGATTTAGTTGATGGTATTCTGTCAATAGTATTTTTCCAAAATCTTCCTGAAGATAAGAAAGAAAAAGTTATAACTATTGGTTAGAATGCATCTTAAAATGCCCTTAGAATCCCCCTAATTCGTTCTTAGGGCATTTTATTTTACTATTTGTACCTACCCTACCTGATTTTTATTACAAAATTCTGAGAAGGTATTGATTTATAAAGGCGCGCGAAAACCCCCCGCGAACATTTTTATCCGCGAAACGCGGGCGATTCCTCAAAATATTGGGCGGCGGTCGACTTATCCACCGCTAGCGTTTCCTTTGTTGCTGTAATTGCTGTGGATAAATAGGATTACATAACCTATTGATACGCGGCATTCATTTAATTAGCGCGGTCATTTTGATATTTGTTTTTTTTCTGGTTTATAAGAGAGAGGGAGTGTATCGGTTCACATTTTTAATTTGCTATATATAGTATGCGCGTGTAAATTC